GTTCTTCAGTAAAGTTGTAAGTCCAATCAATTTCTTCTTCGTATCTTGGTTTTTTTATAGTTTCATCAAGATATTCTTCTTGATTTGCTAATTGGCAGTCCTCAAGAGTTTCGTACATACACTCTCCGTTCTCTCCCCATTTGTATAATCCTTCTTCGCATTGTTCGCAAGGCATAATTTCTATTTTTTAATTTTTTTTATATTTTTTTTTATGATTGGCTGCAATCCATATACAGAACTACAACAAACCCTTTTAAAGCTATGTCTAAAACAACAAGTTCAAAATTTCCATACAATTCAAATGGCTGTGTAATTGGAACCTGAATTAATCCTGAAAGTCCATTTGGTTCTATATTTTTACATTCAATCGATTTAAACATTCCTCCATAATCACAAGGACAATCTTTTGGATTTGTTGGTCTATCTCCCAACCTAAGGACAACCATCTTATAAGCATTTCTTCCTGTGAATCTACCATCAAATATTGATGTTAGTTCGCTATTTGAATTTAAGATTACAGTCTTACCACACTTCCCATGAGCTTCATAAGCTAAATCTGCAGTAATTGCAGGAGCAGAGTTGCTTGTAATGATTTTAGGTGGGTGGTACATTGCTATTGTTTTTTGTTTGCACAAATAAAGTAAAATATTTTAAATATCCTAAGAAACTTTAGGAAATTTTATTAACTGAGCTTTCTTCATATCTTTATCCATACCTTTATCTTGTTCTTTATCTTTAAGAGTATAAGATACCCTTAATATACTGTTTAATTCTTTTCATCTAAATTCATTTATTTTCCACTCCCTTCCATTAATATTAAACTCCTTTTCACTTCCTTTCCATTAAATTCAATTCCTTTCCATACATATTACTTTTCAAATTTTTTTATATTTTTTTTTACTTCCAAAAACTTCTGAATAATCTATTTATTTTCCTATAACTTTGTATTCCTTAGAATATACTGTTGCTCATATCGCAACTAGCATATTTAATAACCTTCACACTTAAAAATATATATTATGTTTAAATTCAGAATTGGTAAAGTCTATATACAACTTATTCCATTTAAAATAACTTGGAAGTTTTAATTATGAAATTGGATTTAGATTTCTTGCTTGTGTGTGTGTTTGCTCAAGATAAGAATTTTTCAGAATTAGCGTTTTTCTGTCCCAATTCCCCAAAATATCCGAAAATTACGCAAAATTTAACTAATTCTTCAGATTTAAGTTTAATTTAAACAAATTCTGAAAGTTTTGGCTGAAATCCTTGCATAAAAGAAGAAAAAAAGCTGATAATTTAAACGCTTTTGTTAAAATTATTTAAACTATCAGCAATTTATTTTTGTTAGCAACCGAACAATAAAAATAGTATAAATATTATTGTAATTGTTGCAGGATTTAAAGGTACTTTGTTGAAATTGTTAAAAATAATTATTCATTTGCTTTTTGTTTTAGTTAGTAATTAGGTTAATTATTTTTCTATTGTTAGAAATCTCCATCATAGCAATAAATTTCACGATATGAATCATATATTGTGTTTGATTCTCGGCAAACGTCTTCCCTATCTTCCAAATAACAAGAACAATCAGAACATAAATATTCATCCTCAACTTCAGACCATTGGATATAATCTTCATCATTTATCATATCATCACAACAACCGCACATTTGACCGCTTCCCTCTGTAAAATATCCATCAGTACAATCTAGTATATAGTCGGAAGAATCTTCTTCATCTGAAAATTTAACATTGTTAGACAACTCCTTGCCATATTTGAAAGTGTCGCCATACGGATAATTTTCTAGTTGTCGGAATGTGTCTGTATCTATTTGAATTGAAAAGCTTGGTGCTGTATCTCCTACTCGTTTGGCTTTGCTTGTCTTGTCCTCAATATGCCTATTAATATGATATGAAGAATAGCAATCAAGAGTATTTACTCTCAACATCCTTTTAACTAATGAGTGTACTTTTAATTGTATTTCTTCCTCGTTTGAGTTCTTGAAGGCGTTGCCAATATAAATTCTATCTAAAAAATATTTTGTTTCTTGTACTCTCTCGCTGCAATTAGGAGTGTCTGAACAAACTACAAATTTTTCAGTTGTCTTTGTCCACAACATAGCTCTAGCCACTACCGATTGACCAACTTTTAAACCTACTATTTGAGTTGTTACATTCTTAAAATTTTTGTATATCTCAAAATAGTTTGAGGGCTTCCCCTCCATGCAACTTCCGTTATTGTTATAAATAAAGTCTTTATTTTCTCGGCTATAAAATCCCGCCACATCATCAGTAATAAAAAAATCAGCGTTACCTGTAAAGTCTTTTCTAAATTGTCGGTCAATGTCTGTGCCTATTTGCTCAATCCTAGAGCTAGAGTTTTCTCCTACAAACATTGCAGAAAGTAATTTTGTAATTGAAGTATTGACAAAATATTTTTTTCTTTGTTCTGCTGTTCCTTTAATTTTTAAGCCTGTGTACTCTAACAGAGAATCAATTTTCTCCTGTTTGATATATGAAACCTGCAAAGGGTTTGATTTGCTCCTTTGGATGTATTTAAAGGAATTGAAGTCTTTTGATTTATCAGCGTAAATACTTAGGTACTCAATCGCTTTTAGTGTAGTGTTTTTAGTTTTCATAGTTAGTAAATTAAATTTAAGAAAATTGAGATTATAGATGTAGCTACTAGCAAAGCAACTGCAGAACCTATTACAAAACTAATGCCCTGTATAATTACATCCTCTAGGCTCTGATTATCTGCAAAAATTGTTTTTTTATTTTTCATTTTGTGGGGGGGTTTTTGTGGGGGGTTTTATCCCCCCTAATTAATTTAAAATTTATCTTTGTTGTTTTCTTCTCTCACTTGCTCTAGTAGTATTTTTAAGTCCTCTAAAGGTGTCCAATTTACAAAGTAGTCATAAGTCATAATCGTGCGACTGCTTCCTAAATACATCTGATAGAGTGCATCTTTTTTAATTTCATCACAGGCGTTAGATAATTCTTCATTTAATCGGAAAATCATATTTTTTCTGATTCGCATTGTTTCGGGTGTTTCGTTTAGTACATTCATCTTATTTAGTTTTTGTTAGTGTTAAATTCTATGCAAAGATATAAAAAAAAAGAACCCCACTAATTATTTGTAGACTAATTTTAAATAATTTGCAATAATATTATAAATTGTTAATAACTTTTTTAGCTCTAACCTAGTAAATTAAGCCTAAGGCAATACAAATAATTTTAAATGTACTTATACTTTAATTGGTATAAAGTTGCTTAAATGGGCTTAAAATAGCTTAAATGTAGGAATTTAACATAATAAAAAAAAGATTAAAAAAAGTTTGTTTTTTATTAGGTGGGTTGAAAAATTTTGATATAAAATTTATTTTGTCCTATAATATATATTATGTTAAATTATGAAAGTACTATGCACGCACAGGAAATTTGAAAAATTCCATTTTTTTACCACCAAAACCCTATATATTCAGGCCTAGCAGTTTCAACGGACTTGGCAGTTTCAACAGGCTTGGCAGTTTCAACAGATTAAAAAAAAATTTTGAAAAAAAAATTTTGAAAATAAAAAAAAATAAAAAAAATAAAAAAGTTTTTAAAAATAAAAAATAAAAATAAATTAAATAAAATATTTTATTCTTTGAACTCTATACCATTACCTCCAATCCAAATGTGTTCGGTATCATCAACTTCTTTAGTTGGTTTATAGTTTTCTTCTTTAAATATAAATACAACACATAGAAGTGCTATAATTAATATTACAATAAACCTCATTACTTTAGGTAAGTCTTTAGCCTGAGTATCTTATTGATGATTGATTGACTTACCTTATACTTAATAGCTAACTGATGCTGAGTGTAAACACCCTTAGCATACTCTAGTCTAATAATCTCTGCCTCCTCTAAGGTAAACTTCCTCTTAGCATATCCACCACCTCTCCTATCTTTCCTGTCGTATAAATTTACACTCATATTGTTTTGTTGAAGTAGGCATCTATAACCTCTAATGATTCATCTAACCCTTTGGTAACTCTAGCACAATACCCTTGCTCGTTTAGGTATGCAACCCATTCTTTCTGTTCTTTAGTTGGGTAAGATTTCTTATCCTTTTTTATTTCAAGGAACAATCCATGATACACCCCCCCCCTATGCATACCCCCCTCCCCCTCTACTCCTCTCTCCATAGGGAAGCAGATTTGCAGGTCAGGAAATCCTTTTACATATCCTGTAGCTTTAGCCTTTACAGCTTGTTTAAATGATGTCCTGATACCTCCTAATGAAGCACAGTACATTACCTTAGGGTACTTAAGCTTTAGGTACTTGACTACGCTTTTTTGTACTTCTTCTTCTTGGTTTCTCAACTTTTCTTTTGTTAAATGTTTCCTTAATTTCTCTACGAATCTCCATCATCTTATTGTAGACTTTGATTTCTAACTCTGCATTATCTAATCCTAGTTCAATGATTTCTTCCTGAGCTTCTCTTAGCCTTAGGTTGAGGTAGATACAATAGAACAGAACAACTACAAATAGTATAATTTCCATATTGTTTATTTAATAATTAGTATTTCCATATTGACCTTCAACATAGATGCTCTTGAACATAATGTCCATTTCTTTATTGCCTGATTTAAGTTGTCTTAAAATCTTAGCATTAACTTCCTTGTCTTTTCTTATCATATCAACATCACTCGTTAAAGCAAATGTATCAATTATTTTATACTTATAGTGCCTCACAGAACCTTTCTTTCTGTAACCATACTCTATGATAACCCTATAGATAGGGCTAGACAACCTCTTTAATTTTCTCTAACTCAAATTCTAAATGAGCTATTGCCTTGATAATGCACTCGTTAGGTTTTGAGTGTTTCTTTTCTGCTCTTAGTAAATAGGTAACAGCAGTTCCAATGTTGTATGATAAATCAAATCCTGATACAACCTTCCTTGCTTCATATCCATTAGTTCCTATGTAGTAATGAGGTATTCTCTCGTCCCCCTCTATATCTACCTCCCTCCAATTAGAGATTGTGTTTTCAGTATTATTTTTTCTGCTCATTTTGTTTTTGTATTTCGCTATAAGTTCTGTTTCTATCGTGTGCTAGTCCTCCTGTCCTAGTTACTACTTTATCTCT